ATTAAATATACTGGTACATTAGATTCTGCTTGTACGATAACCATAGGTCCAAACACTTTAAAAAGAGTTCACATGATTGAGAACGCTACAAGTGGGTCACAAAATATAATTATATCGCAAGGTTCTGGTGCAAACGTAACCATAGGACCTGGCGATACAAAAGTTGTTTATCTTGATGGTGCTGGATCTGGTGCAGCCGTTGTAGATGCTTTTGTAGATTTAGATTTATCTGGTGGATCTGTTAATGTTAGCACAGTCAAAACAAACTCTGGAGATATGACATTTGATTCTGCTGGTGATATCGTACTTGATGCAGATGGTGCTGATCTTATATTCAAAGATGGTGGCACTACGATTGCAAAATTTATAAACTCTTCAAGTGATTTTGTAATAGCTACAGATGTTGATGATAAAGATTTTATTATTAAAGGACAAGACTCAACAAGTGAAATAACCGCTTTGACAATTGATATGTCCGCTGCTGGAGCCGCTACTTTTAACAACGATGTAACTGCTTTCTCTGATGAAAGACTGAAAGAGGACATACAACCTATAAGTGGTGGTCTTGATAAAGTTATGCAATTACAAGGTGTAACTTACAAAAGAAACGATGTAAAAGATGCAAAGACTCAAATAGGTGTGATTGCCCAACAAGTTGAACCTATTTTACCAGAGGTTGTTTTGACTGCTGAAGATGAAATGGGTACAAAATCAGTTGACTATGCTAAGATGACGGCAGTATTAATAGAAGCAGTTAAAGAATTAAAACAAGAAATAACACAACTTAAACAACAGATTAACAACGGAGGTTAATTAGTGACAATACCAAGTTCTGGACAATCTTTATCCTTCTCTGCTTTAAGAACTGAATTTGTAGGTGGTTCTAGTGCTATAAGCTTATCTGACCTTTACAGAGGTGGTTCTAACATTGTTAAGAAAGCTGGAGATAATCAAGCGACTAATGATGCAGCGAGTATTGCCACATCTGGAGCACTTGACGTAAGTGATTTTTATGATCAAGGAAAAGGATTTACTTTTACTTATTCAACAAGTTTTTTAAGTGGAGCGAGTGGCACAGATCAAAATGCCTCGACTTTATTTGGAGATGATTATGATTTAGATTATCCAAAAAATATTGTCATTCCATCGGCTATCACATTAGGATCTAACAACACATCAGAGTATGGTTTAGAAATAGATGCTAGTGGTACTGGAACTATAACAATTACTAATAATGGAAGCATCATAGGTGCTGGTGGAGCGGGTGGTTCTGCTGGAAGTGCAAATGGTGGTGCTGGTGGAGATGGCGGTGCTGGTGGAGATGCTCTAAAGTTTCATGTCCCTGCTACAATAGTAAACAATGGCTCTATCCTCGGTGGAGGAGGAGGCGGTGCTGGTGGTGGCGGAGGCGGTCAAGGCGGTGCTTTACAACAACAACAACAAACCACTGCTCAACAAGGTCCGATGAATCATGCACAAGCTTTTGATGATACTCCATGGCAAAGTCCTACTAGTAGTAGTGCAATGAGTGCAGGTGTAGGTAATCCTCCTAACTTTAACAACTATTTTGTAATACGAGGTGGTGACACAGGTGGACCCTATTCCCAACCAACACCTTTTACTCAATTCACACAAGGTCAATATACATACATAAGAGGTCCACAAGATCAAGGTTCGCCTCATCAAGGGAGAACTTTTTACTTGTGGTACAGAACATTTCCTCAATCTCAACAACAACAAACTGCTGGACACGCTGGTGGAGCAGGTGGAGCAGGTGGATTAGGTAGAGGATTTAATAATCAACCAGGAGCAGATTCTGGTGCGTCAGGTTCAAGTGGTTCTACTGGATCGGCTGGAGATGGTGGAGCAGGTGGAGCGGGAGCAGCTGGTGGTGCTTATGGTACGGCTGGAAATAGTGGTAGTGCTGGTCAAACTGGTACAAACTCTACAACGAGTGGTTCATCTGGTGGATCTGCTGGAAGTGTAGGAGCCGCAGGAGCCGCTTGGGAAAGAGAATCAGGTGTTACAATAACTTCACAGAATAGCGGCACAATAACTGGTGCAGCACCAACGTCAGATTAAGGAGACAGACAAATGGCAAATTCATATTCATGGTCAGTAAAATGTTTATATACAAAAAACATCACAGAAAGTGGTACAACATATACAGACGTAATAAAAAAAGCTAGAGTAACATTAAGAGCTACAGATAGTGATGGTAATTTTGAAGAAACGGGTATTGATATGGATTTTAATAACCCTGCTGATTGGAGTGCTTTTACTGAATATGGCTCAGTGACTGAAGCAAATGTAATTTCTTGGACTCAAAACAGATTAGGCAATGCTTTACCAGATATAAAATTTCGTTTAGACAGAGACATATTAGAGGCTCAAAATGTTAAAGATATCACTGCTAAAGGCACAGGTAGTGGAGAGTATGGAGAAGAAACTTTTACAGCAACTTTCCCTTGGTCATAACTTTAAATTATGCTACAAATAAATAGGGGTAGCATGTGGAAAATAAAGTTGTAAGATTGATAGAAAAATCTCATGCAGATTTTTTATATCAACACATTCAATACATTTGTAAAAGATTACCAAAACCAGACACAGATAAAGCAGGAATTCCTGACACTCATGAGTTTTACTCTGATTCAGTAGCAGAAGCTATGCTTCATTTTCTTTTACCAAAAATAGAAAATGCGTATGGTAAAAAATTATGTCCAACATATTCTTTTTGGAGACAATATTATAAAAATCAAAATCTACCTTTTCATGATGACAGACCATCATGTGAAGTAAGCGTTACTGTAAATTTAGGTGGTAAAGGTGGACATGATTGGCCTATTATTGTTGATGATAAACCCTATCCGATGGAAATCGGTGAAGGAGTCTTATATAGAGGGGAAGATCAAATACACGGAAGACATCCTTTGACTTATGAAAGCCATGCACAAATGTTTTTACATTACATAGAGGTAGATGGAAAACATTACCCAGAGTTTAAATATGATAGAAGACCAGGATTATATTTTAAAAAAAAGAAACCTAAATGAAAAGAAATATAATTGTTGCAAAAAAAGCATTATCGCCAGATGTCTGTAATAAAATTATAGAGATAGGTAAATTAGGCTTTATGGATGCAAAAGTTGGTGATGGTGTAAATGGTGCTTTAAATAAAAATGTTAGAGAAAGTCAAGTCTCTTGGTTAGACAAACCCTTAAAATATCTTGACATAATACATCCAGTTGAAAAGTTAATAGCAGATATAAATACTAGATTTTATGGATTTGATTTATTTGGTCATGAAAACTATCAAATAACTAAGTATGACGAGAGAAATAAAGGTAAATACGATCCACATCTTGATGGTGTTTATGATGACGCACCTCCAAATGGTATTGTAAGAAAATTATCTGTATCAATACAACTGACCTCTGCTGAATATTACGAAGGGGGTAATTTAGTTTTTCCAGATGATAAACATAGTTTTAATGTGCAGGATGCAAAGGAACAAGGGACTGCTATATTTTTTCCGTCTTATCTTAAACATGGTGTTGAACCTGTAACAAAAGGCATTAGATACAGTTTGGTTTGTTGGTCGTTTGGACCTAATTTTTATTAGGAGTATGTATGTATTATGTTGTTTATGATGATTTTTTAAATTACAAAGATTATGGCTTGTTAAAAGGTTATTTAAGCGGTGGATTAGGTTTTCCATGGAGTTTCTCCTCGAGAATAAATGATAATGATGTAAGTAATGATGATTTTTACTTCGCACAAACTGTCTACACACAACATCAGCCTATAACAGGACAATGGAACCCCTCGGTAGATGTGCAACCTTTTGCCGCTTTAATAGACTCTATTGCCTACATATCCATGACTAGAATTAAATGTAATATGTATATGAAGTCTGGTAGTGGAGAAGTTTATCATCACGCTAAACACGTTGATTATGATAATCCAAACAAAGGTGCTTTGTTTTATTTAACTACTTGTAATGCACCCACTGTTATGGCAGATGGGTATGAGGTACAAGCCGTGGAAAATAGAATGTTATTTTTTGATGCTTCAACTCCTCATTGTAGCTCTTCTCCTACAGACAAGGCTAATAGAATGACTATTAATTTTAATTATCATGGCTATGGTATTAAACCAGATCATCTACATCGTATGCGATCACAAGTGCCAGTCGTATCAAAAAATCCAGAAAAGCTAACAGATTTTATGTAATGCAACTTAACTCACCAAATTATTTGCATTTTAAAAATTTTATGCCTAAAGATGAGTTTGATAAGCTTGCAAATTTTGTTAACTCCTCTAGTTTTAGTTGGCATTGGAGAGATAGTGCTGCTCGTGTAGACGATAAATATAATTTTCATCATATGTTATATAGGACTAATCCAGACAATAATGAAGAAATTAAAAGCTCTTGTTATCAACCTTTTGAAGGTTTTTTTGCAAGTATCTTAAAAGCTTTCAACGGAAAAATACTTGTTCATGCTAAAATGGTTTTATCTGTGCCAAGACCAACAAAAGAATATACTGGTGTTCATTATGATTTAGTTAATA